TGTGACCTGCAACTCTAGATAATAATATAAGCAAGTCTTCTAATATATGCCCATATAAAAATTTAATTCTAGTAGATGGACTAATAGGTCTTGCTTCTGAATTAGAATGTCTATCATACCATAACTGTCTAGTAGGTTTACCTATAGAAGATAAAGATAATTTTCTTTTCTTTTTAGGTTGTTCATTTAAAACAGTCTTAATATTATTAGTTACACTTTTAGAAAATTGTTCTAGATATTTATCTAAGTCTTTTTCTTTTATATTATTCTTAATACTAGGTTCAAATAAGTTATATATATCCTCAACTAATGTGTCTATTGTTTTCATAATAAATATAGGGGTAGTAGATAAGCCACCACCCCTATCCTTTCTTAGTTAGGAAGCAAACTTCACACCTTCATCTGCTTCGTTAGACACAAAACCATCAGGCACAACATCAAATGCATTATCTGCATCTGCATCTACGTTGTAAGGTATCAAGTTGGTAACTTGTACTGCTCTTAAGTCAGCAGAAACACCAGACTTACCTGCATACTCCCAATCGTATTTAGAGTATAATACATTTACATCTGAACCATTACCAATAAGGGTACCCATCATGGTTCTCTTTTGAGCATCAACAATCTCTGGAGCTTTGTTCATGTTACCATCTTTTCTTCTAACCTTTCTTTTGATAGTAACAAAGTCTCCTCTGTCATCACTCTTATTCTTAACATTTAGACCATCAGCTTGAGCAATCTTTTTATTCTTCTCGTCAAGATTACCAACATCAATAGTCCAAACTCCATCAGAATCAAACGTAGTATTTGGGCTTGTAATGCTTGCCCAATAAGCTTTTCCTTTTAGTACACTCATATGTGTATCCTTTCTATATTTTTTATTAAAATTA